TGGACTGTACCTGTTGGGAAGAAGCTAGTAGGTTTTGACGCTAGTGGCCTTGAGCTACGAATGTTGGCACATTACATGGACGATAAGGAGTTTACCAATGTCCTCCTCACCGAAGACATCCATACCAGAAATCAGTTGGCTGCAGGGCTTGAAACAAGACCTCAAGCTAAGACTTTCATCTACGCTTTCCTCTACGGAGCAGGAGATGCAAAGATCGGAACTATCGTTGGAGGAAGCGCAAAGGATGGCGCAGACCTTAAGCGACGATTTCTATCAAACACACCTGCTCTTGAAAGTCTACGAGAACGCGTTGCTAGAGCTTCTGGGAGAGGCTATCTCACAGGACTTGACGGTCGAAGACTTAGAGTTAGATCTGAACATGCTGCATTGAACACATTGTTACAAGCGGCTGGGGCTATCGTTATGAAGCAGGCCTTAGTCATACTGGACGACTATGCAAAGCAATGGAAGCTAGACTACAACTTTATAGGAAACATACATGATGAAGTACAAGCGGAGGTGGCTGCAGACCAAGCAGAGAAGTACGGCTGGCTTGCAGTCGAATGCCTCAAGGCGGCAGGGATTCACTTTAACCTCAGGTGTCCACTTGACGGAGAATTCCAAATTGGAACAACGTGGGCAGAGACTCACTGAGGCTAACGTATGAAGAACGTGTACACACTGGTGTCGGACATCTACAATCTTATGGAGACGAAAGAAGTAGCAGAAGGCGTGGACTTAGAGGCCGCTATTGACCTCTTCGGAGAGAACGTCAAGGACCTCATGCGTAAGGAGTTTGGTGAAAAGCGAAGTGACGGACGCAAGCTACGCATGTCCAACATTGGGCGCGAGGATCGCTACCTGTGGAACGTCTACAACGACGTAGAAAAGTCTGACGACATACAGGGTCACACCTATGTCAAGTTTCTCTACGGGCACCTCATTGAGGAGATGCTACTGTTCTTGACTAGGGCTGCAGGCCATGAGGTAACGGATGAACAAAAGAAGTGTGAAGTTAATGGCATTACAGGTTCGATGGACTGTAAAATCGACGGTATTGTTACTGACGTTAAAAGCGTGTCAACTTATGGGTTTAGGAAATTCAAAGACGGCACACTGGCTTATGACGACCCATTTGGCTACGTGGCTCAAATTAAAGGATACGCGTATTCAGAGGGTGCTACTAAGTTTGGATGGTTAGCCATGGACAAGCAGAATGGTCACCTCACGTACCTCATGTACGACGAGGAGGACACTCAGGCTCCTGTCTATGACTTAATCAGTTACGACATCAAGGAGCGCATTGACCACGTAAAAAAGCTAGTGGAGCATCCAACCCCGCCCGACGTATGCTACGGCACTATCGACGATGGAAAGAGTGGGAACCAAAAACTCGCCGTCGGATGCTCTTATTGTTCCTACAAGCAGGTATGCTGGCCTTCCGTTCGCGCCTTCGCCTACTCCTCCGGTCCAAGATATTTAACAGAGGTTATCAATGAGCCGAAAGTCCCAGAGATCCCGCTTAGGGAAATTTAGAAGCACGTTCGAAGACGATGTCAGCAAGATACTAACAGGTTTTGACTATGAACCATTCACGGTCCCTTACATTATTAGTCGGTCTTACCGTCCTGATTTCGTACATAATGCTTCCGGTACTCTTGTTGAATGCAAAGGATATTTTCGGGACGGAGACACGAAGAAGTACACCAGTATCAGAGACAGTCTCCCAGAAGGACAAGAGCTAGTGTTTGTTCTTATGCAACCGAACAAGAAGATTCGGAAGGGGGCCAAGATGACTATGTCAGAATGGTGTGACAAAGAAGGTATTTTATGGTATACTATAGAGACACTACAGGAGTTGATTGACCATGTCACTAACACTAGAGGAAGTTAAGGAACGCCTCTTGAAAACCTTTGACCCAGATGACCTGCTGGAGGCCCTACAGATAACCTCAGAAGAGATGCTGGACAGGTTTGAGGACAAGCTAATCAACAGACTGGATGTGTTTGAACAAGAGCTAGAGGAAGAAGACAATGAGTATTGACGATGCGACTCCTGAAGAGTGGGACACTGTATTTAACAACTTGTCCATAAGGAAACCTAAGAAGGTAGACCCTGTGGACCAACCTGACCACTACAACAAAGGAGCAATCGAAGCCATCGAAGCAATCAAAGCGTCCATGCCTGAACATGAGTTCAAGGGTTATCTCAAGGGTAACGCACTAAAGTACCTCTGGCGCTACGACTACAAAGGGAAACCAGTGGAGGACTTACGTAAGTGCCGCTGGTACATCGAACGTTTAATTAAGGAAATAAATTAATGGACGCATATCAACAGTACATACACAAGTCACGGTACGCACGTTACCTACCAGAGGAACAGCGTCGTGAGACTTGGGAAGAAACAATAGACAGGTACTTAAACTTCTGGATTGAGAAGGGTAAGTTAAGCCTTGAAGAAGCTAATGGTATCTTTGCAGACATCCATGACTTGGACGTAATGCCCAGCATGAGAGCACTCATGACTGCAGGAGAAGCACTGGACCGTGACAATGTAGCTGGATTTAACTGCTCCTACTTACCTATAGACCATCCTAAAGCATTTGACGAAATGATGTACGTACTTATGTGTGGCACTGGTGTAGGCTTTAGTGTGGAGCGACAGTACGTATCTAAATTACCAGAAGTAGCAGAGGACTTTCATGCCACAGATACCGTTATACACGTCGCTGACAGCAAAATTGGATGGGCTAAAGCTTACAGAGAACTTATCAGCCTGCTCTATTCAGGTCAAGTTCCAAAATGGGACATCTCTGGAGTACGACCTGCAGGGGCAACCCTTAAGACTTTTGGAGGTCGAGCGTCTGGTCCAGAGCCTCTTGTCGATCTGTTCAACTTCACAGTCGGCGTCTTTCGGGAAGCTGCTGGACGTAAACTTAGCTCCATCGAATGTCATGATCTCTGCTGTAAGATTGCACAGATCGTCGTCGTCGGCGGTGTACGCAGGTCCGCTCTCATCAGTCTCAGTAATCTTACCGACGATAGACTTAGACGCTGTAAGTCAGGACAGTGGTGGCAAGACAATCCTCAACGAGGACTAGCGAATAACTCAGCATGTTACACAGAGAAACCTGATTTTGAGGCATTTCTAAATGAGTGGAAAAGTTTGTACGAGTCCCGCTCCGGAGAACGAGGTATGTTCTCTAGAGTCGCAAGTCAAAAGCAAGCTGCAAAGAACGAGCGACGAGATGCTACCTATGATTTTGGAACTAATCCATGCTCAGAGATCATCTTGCGGCCCTACCAGTTCTGCAATCTTTCGGAAGTTGTTGTCAGGGCAGGAGATACGCTGTCGGACCTCAAACGAAAAGTACGTGTTGCAACTATCCTTGGGTCTCTTCAGGCTACGCTAACCGACTTCCGCTACTTACGTAAGATCTGGCAGAAGAACACCGAAGAAGAAGCACTTCTAGGTGTATCACTAACAGGCATCATGGACCATCCAGTGATGTCAGGGAGGGAAGACCGTGAAAAACTTAAGGATTGGCTCGTGGCTCTCAAAGAGGAGGCGATTAGTACTAATGCGGAATGGGCTAACAAGCTTGGTATTAATCTTAGCGCTGCCATTACTGCTGTTAAACCTTCCGGTACTGTTAGTCAGTTGGTTGATTCTGCATCTGGCATCCACCCTAGATATGCAGATCAGTACATTAGACGAGTTAGAGCGGACTCAAGAGACCCATTGTGTCAAGTCCTAGAAGCCGCTGGAGTGCCTGTAGAGGACGACGTAATGTCACCCACTACTAAGGTATTCTCCTTCCCCATAAAGTCTCCTGACGGGGCTGTGGTGGCCTCTGAGATGGGTGCTATGGAGCAACTTGAGCTATGGGAGATCTATCAGGACTTCTGGTGTGAACACAAGCCGTCCATGACGTGTTACTACCGTGACAACGAGTTCCTTGAGGTAGGTCAGTGGTTATACAACAAGTTCGACAAGATCAGTGGCGTAAGCTTCCTGCCTTACTCAGAACATACGTACCAACAGGCTCCTTACGAACCTATTGATCTGGAGACGTTTGAGAAGTTGAAGGAGGAGTTTCCAGAGGTTATTGACTGGAACATCTCTGAGAACTCAGACATGACCGAAGGGTCTCAACAGTTGGCTTGCACAGGTAATAACTGCGAGTTGTAAACAAAAGGGGCCTTAGCGCCCCTCTTCTTTTTTCATTCTGTTAGCAGTAAGCATCCCAGCCCCAGCAGTTACTTCAGCGGTGTCTGCTACGTTTCTCGCAACAGCGGCTGTG